TCAAATGGGATTAAGAACAACTAAGGCAGTAAAGAAAATCGCCTGTTCGAATATGAAACAAATGATTGAGGCAGATAAGTTAATCATACAAGACTTTGATATTATCGCAGAGTTATCAACATTCATACTGAAAGGCACATCAAAATATGAGGCAGATGATGGTTGTACAGATGATTTGGTCGCATGTTTATTGTTCTTTTCATGGTTAACAACACAGATATATTTTAAAGAATTAACAGATAACGATTTAAGAAGTCGTATATTTGAAGAACAGTCTAATCTGATTGAACAAGATATGGCACCATTTGGATTTGTCGATAATGGTGTTGATGAACCTGGTGGAGAAGACACAATCGATGAATATGGGGTAAGATGGTCACCCGTAGTTCGAAAAGGTATATAAAATTTGATTATTATAAATAGAAGCATAATTACTAAATTTAGTATAATTAAGGAGAACAGACAATGGCATTTTTAGTATCACCCGGTGTTCTCGTAACGGAAAAGGATCTAACAAACGTAGTACCTGCTGTAGCTACATCAATTGCAGGCATCACAGTTGTTAGTGAAAAAGGGCCGATGGATGAGATCGTTGCGATCTCAAGTGAAGACGAATATGTTCAAACGTTTGGTAAACCAGACGCAAACACATTCGAATATTTTTTTAGTGCAACCAACTTTTTACAATACGGAAACGCATTAAGGGTAGTCAGAGCTGTGACTGGGAACGTAAACGCTTGTGTATCAGGCTCAGCGATCCAAATCAAAAACACAGATCACTATTTAAACAATTACGCCGATGGTTCAGCTAACGTAGGTAGCTGGGCTGCAAGAACGGCAGGTACTTGGGGTAATAACCTTAAAGTATCAATGTGTAGTAATTCAACTGCATACGAACAAACTATGCCCGCAGACAACAAAGTGAATGGTGCAGCTGTAAAAGGCGCAACAACAGTCACAGTTGATGACGGTGCAGAATTTCAAGTAGGCGATATCCTTGAGTTCGGAAGTGCAACTGTATTTACAGCTGCTCCTTCAGGTGAGTTCTATAAGGTTACAGCAATCAATACACATGTATTAACAATCGCAAGACTTAACCCAGCAACACCAAGTCAAATGGCTGCTGGTCAAACAGGACTAAAACACGCCTTAGATGACGATGCGCTTATTAAAAGACGTTGGGAATATTTCTATCTTTTCGATCAAGCACCTGGCACATCTCAGTATGCGGCAGATAAAGGTGGTTCACTTGATGAACTACACATCGTAGTCGTTGATGATGACGGTGGTATTTCTGGTGTTGCAGGATCTATCTTAGAGAAATACGAAGGTGTATCTCAAGGATCAGATGCAAAGAAGGCAGACGGAAGTACAAACTATTATGTAGATGTAATTTACAATCAATCAGAAAACATTTATTGGATGGACCACGAAACAACACTTGCTAATGCAGGTAGTTCAGTAGTTGGTCAAACATTCGATAATCAAGGAACTGCTGCTTTTACAATCTTTAGTTCTTCACTTGCTAGTGGAACTGATGATAACGCACCAACAAATGGTGAGTTAGAATTAGGATATGATAAGTTTAAAGACGCAGAAACAGTTGATGTAAACTTTATCATTGGCGGACCTTCTCAGACAAGTGCAGATGCAACTGGAGATACAAAGGCAACAATGTTGGTTGATCTTGCTGAACATAGAAAAGATTGTGTGGCATTCATTTCACCTGCGAGAGCAGATGTAGTAAATGTGACTGATCCAATCGAACAAACAGCAAACGTTGCGGCATTCGCTGATGGATTACCATCAAGTTCATATGTTGTATTTGATTCAGGTTATAAGTATCAATACGATAAGTATAACGATGTTTACAGATATGTACCATTGAACGGTGATATTGCTGGAACTTGTGCTAGAACAGACTTAGTTGCTGATCCTCACTTCTCACCTGCTGGTTTTAACCGAGGTCAGATTAGAGGCGCTGTCAAACTTGCATACAACCCAAATCAGGGACAAAGAGATATCATCTACAGAAAAAGAATTAACCCTGTAGTGACTTTCCCTGGTCAAGGAACTATCTTGTTTGGTGATAAGACTGCTTTAACAGCACCAAGTGCATTTGATCGTATCAATGTAAGAAGACTTTTCATCACTTTAGAAAAGGCAATCTCTACTGCTTCTAAGTTCCAACTCTTTGAGTTCAACGATGAGTTCACAAGAGCACAATTTAGAAATCTAGTAGAACCTTTCCTAAGAGATATTCAAGGTCGTAGGGGCATCACCGACTTCTCAGTCGTTGTTGATGAGAGTAATAACACAGCAGAAGTTATTGATAGAAACGAATTTGTTGCAGACATTTTTGTAAAACCTGCAAGAAGTATCAACTTTATCAAACTTAACTTTGTCGCCACAAGAACAGGCGTTGCATTTAGCGAAGTCGCAGGAGCATAATCATGGCAAACATTTCAGATTTTGTATCTAAGTTAAAAGGTGGAGGCGCTAGAGCTAACCAGTTCAAAGTGACTATGCCTTTTCCAGGTTTCGCTGCTGTAGGTGGCGAAACAGAAAGCATGGCATTCTTATGTAGTGCTACAACACTTCCTGCTTCAACTCTTGGAGAAATCACAGTACCATTCAGAGGTAGAAATATCTACATGGCTGGCGATAGAGAGTTCGATGTATGGAGTACAACGATTATTAACGATACTGATTTCTTAATCCGTAATGCGATTGAGAGATGGTCGAATGGTATTAACAATATGTCTGATAATGAAGGTCTAGTAAATCCTGTTGACTATCAAGTCGATGCGTTTGTAGATCATTTAGACAGAAATGGTAATACAATCAAGTCATATACTTTCAGAGGTATGTTTCCAACAGCTTTAGGAACAATAGATTTAAACTATGATCCTGCAACTGCATTAGAAACTTTCGAATGTACATGGCGATACCAGTATTGGGAATCAAACACAACTACTTAAAAAGTGGTTAAAAAAAGGGTATAAATAATAGTATGGCAGATTTATTTGGATTTTCTATTACCCGATCTAAAAACGAGAAGGCAACGTCACAAGACTTTACGTTGCCTTCCGTTGACGATGGCTCACAAACAGTCGTCGGTGGTGGTGGACACGTTGGTCACTATCTGGACATTGAAGGACAGATAAGGGACGAATCAGATTTAATTAGACGATATAGAGAAGTCGCAATGCAACCTGAGTGTGATCAGGCTGTAGAAGATATCGTCAATGAGGCAATCGTATCAGATGAGATTGAACCTCCCGTTCGAATAAACTTAGATAGAATCAAACCTTTCTCAATAGATTTAAAAAAGAAGATAGCAAAAGAGTTTGATGAAGTTCTACGTTTATTAGAATTTGAAGAAAAAGGACACGACATATTCAGACGTTGGTATGTTGATGGTCGTATGTATTATCATAAGGTCATTGATCCTAAAAATGTAAAAGAAGGTATTAAAGAATTAAGATATATTGATCCTCGTAAGATCAAAAAAGTAAGAGAAATACAAAAGAAAGACGGACCTGTTAAGATGCCTGGTGACGCACCAGAACCAATGGAATACAGAGAGTATTACGTCTATAATGAAAAGGGTGTTGGTGGTTCAATGTCTTCTGGTGGTATTCGTATTCACAAAGATGCGATATCTTATTGTCCATCAGGATTAGTTGATCAACAAAAGAACGTAGTATTATCTTTCTTACACAAAGCAATTAAACCAGTTAATCAATTAAGAATGATTGAAGACAGTTTAGTTATCTATCGTATATCAAGGGCACCAGAACGTAGAATCTTTTATATTGATGTTGGTAATCTACCAAAGATTAAGGCAGAACAATATTTAAAAGATGTGATGAATCGTTATCGAAACAAATTAGTTTATGATGCATCTACTGGTGAGATCAGAGATGATAGACAACATATGTCTATGTTAGAAGATTTCTGGTTACCAAGACGAGAAGGTGGCAGAGGAACTGAAATT